GCCGCAACAGTACCGGTTACTGTTATGCCTGTAGCAGATGTTTCTAGTTTTTTACCATTGTCATAGTAAAGTTCCACGTTTGATGTTTCAGAACTAACTTCTTGAACTTTAATACCAGTTTCAAATCCACCACTGCCACCGTTCGCAGAAAAGATAAGGCTGCCTCCACGAATATAAGTAGTCCCAGAGCCTTGAATAAGAGCGTTTGAACCGTCACTTTTGATTGTCAAATCGCTTCCGGCACCGAACACGGCCTGCACATCATCGCTAAAGGTCAAGTCACCGGATGTCTTCGTATCCGCTGCATCTGAACGAAGAAACTGTGTGCTATCCAGTGAGTCTAACGTCGCGGCGTTACCTCCGTCCCCAGACGTAATAAACCCACTATCATTGTTGAAGCCGGAAATATTGATATTCCCTTTGGTTAGCTTCTTTTGATTACCGCCTGCATCGACTACAGCAAAGAAGTCACCGTCACCATCCGAAGTTGACGTGGTGAGTTCGTTTAGGTCGAGAGAAAGGGTGTGTGCAATCCCCTCACCCGAAGTAGCCCCGGTAGAGTCGATACCAGTACCGCCAGTAATAGTACCAACGTAGTTTCCAGTCGTGTCGGTTCCCAGTGCAACAGAGTTAGCCTGAATCGTAGCTGTGCCTGTTACGTTGCCTGAACCGTCAAATGAAGCAGATGTCCATACCACATCGCCAGTCATTCCAATGGTACGGCCTGTTGCAAGGGCGGTAGCCGTAGTAGCCGTAGCAGCATTACCTGAAGTGTCTTGATTGCCTGAAGTATTTACACCGGGAAGGTTGATATTAGCAGTACCATTAAAAGACACGCCACCTATGGTTCTTGCAGTCTCTAACGAAGTAGCCGTATCTGCGTTACCAGTCACATCCCCTGTTAGTGCAGCCGTTATTGTTCCGGCAGAAAAATTGCCACTTGCATCGCGGGAAACAATAGTGTTTGCCGTGTTTGCATTAGTGGCATTGGATGTAACTGTAAATGTTGCGCCTTCAGCACTTGCTGAACCAGACAGACCCACACCGCTTACCGCTCCGGTTGCAACGTAGTTGCCGGTTGTTTTCGTACCTAGAGCAACCGCGTTGTTGGCGATACCTGCTGCAGCAATCTGCGGTCCTTCTCCGGTTGTGCCATCGTGACTATGCCCCGAAGACGCATCAAATGCAGATTGAAGCGCATCAAACTCGCCGTCGAGGTCAGAAGCGTTGATTACGTTTCCGTCTGCTATATTGTTTGATGTGTCATTTCTGGTGTAACCTGTACCCATATTTATCTCCTACCATATGTGCCGTATTCTAGGGTTGCGGCATCGATGGTGAATACTGCGTCTGTGTTAAGCCCTGTTGTTTCGTACAGGATTGATACCGTAAAACCAGAGCCAACTGTCTGTACATCAAAAATAGCTTTTTGTTTGCTGCCAAATAGAGATGTACCAAATATACCTGAACCGTATGTAATAGATGCCCCTGCGCTTGTACTCAAGATTGAATCTGGCTGGGGGCTGGTTGGTTGGTCAAAGTCAAACTTTAAAGAGTATTCTAAGTCAAAATCGCCGTTAACATCTAGATACGTAGTGCCTTTATAAATTGTTTTGCGAACAGCCGGGTCATTTAAAGGGACGAACGGAGTTGCAAAAGTTGCGGGTATGTCAACGCCATCGAAACTATTGCCCTGCTCCATCTGATATACGTAACCATCTGATGCAGCAAAATAGATTCTTTCCGCGAACCCGTCGTACTCACTAAATGTCACGAAGGCGTTAATGCCTCGAATGTCATTCCAAGAAATGCCTTCCTGCAATTGTGTGCCTGCTATACCTTTTGCTGCTTCGTTACTAAACGCAGAGTTGTATCCAAACAAACGATACTGACTCTTTTCCCGAATAACTGTGCTGCTAAATCCTCCCGGACTAGATGATATTAAATCAATCATTTCAGTCTGAATGGGTTTCGATATAACTCCCAAACTAAAGTCGCCTACGCGGTCCGTAGCAGAAAACAAACGAAGGCCGTCGGGACCTAAGAAAACAACATCGCCGCCAATCTCTTGTATTGTGTCTGCTGCTACACAGCCCAAGTCACGTGACACAGGCTGAAGTTGAAAATCTGCGATACTGTTACCAACTAAGCGATTTATGGTGTTTTCACTAAATATAATCAACTGTTCGCGAAATACAATCAAACCAGTAATCGTATCAGCTATGTTTATTATACCACCGCCGCTTGCACTTGTAAAGTCATCATCTTCATAGGGTGCAGAAAAAACGAGACTTTTGTCGTTTCCAAGAAAAACATGGTTCTTAAAATTGACGATATGGCTAGAACCAGACGTATCCGAAGGTAGCGAGGATAGCTGTTCGAAGGTTGTACCGTCAAAGCGAAACGGTTTACCCGTCCCGTCCACAATCATTAATTTATCGGTCCCATCTAAGTTGTACCTTAGAAATCGAAGTTTTCCAGAGCCACCTAAATTAACACCTGCGCTGCTATAGGTTGCGTTATCCGTTACCTGTGTCCAACCGGAACCTGTTGAAAAGAAAAGGTCATCCCCTCTAGCTGCAAACACTTTATCATCATATCGGGTTATGCCGCGAACATTATCTGCATTAGTCAGAGCATTAGTATCAAACTTCTCAAACCCTTCGATACGACGATATCCACCAAAAACCGACGGTTCGAAATTACGAAGGATTCGTGCAGAACCCGGAGCCTGAATACCTTGTTGGAACGGAGAAAGGTTTGTAATCAAACCACCCTTGAACTCAAAGGCATGTGTTTGCCAACGGTCAGGCATTAAACAGACCTTGCATATACATGCTCATTTACAAGAAGAGTTCGCATCTGCTTAATACCATCTTCAAATTTACGAAGAGCGATAGACGCAGACTCTAAATTGTCGCGAAACATATAGGAGTGGTACATTGCACCATCTACAATTACGTGCTTAAACCGAAATGGAATAGTTGGCACATCATCGTAAACTTCTAAATCAGCAGGAAACATAAAGAACTCGTACTCAATCGTGTATGCTGCGTCGGGCATAGGAGCAACAATAATATCACCATCTTGAGAACGAACTACATATTCAGGTGCCTGACCTTTTGATGTGTCTGTTTCATATTCTTGGTCTATATATCGTGATATATACTCATCGTAACTCATTTGCTTTAGGAGTCTTGCAGACCCTACACCTAATGCTGTGCTGCGAGCAAGACGAACCGTGTCAAAATCTGTATACTTGGCATTATCCGGCAAAGGATAGCGAAGTTCACCTGCGGTTAAAATAATATCATCTGTATTGTGATTAAAAGGCCAACTAAAATGTTTTTGATTCACATCACGAACAGAGGAATTTACAGCATCTTTAATTTGCGAGTAAAAGCCTGTTGTCGATGCAAAGTTGCTAGATGTAAGTTCCGTTTCGTTGAGGCGGCGACAAACTTCGTTGGTTAAACTGAGGTAGTTATACGCCATTAGTTCTTCTCCACTACACGGATGCGAACTTCCTGTTCGCGAACAGTTGCATCACTCGCTGTCATACGGCACACAATTTTATAGGTTGTAAAGGCTGTACCGCTTCCCAGATAAATAGTAGCTATAGTGTTCGTGTTAGTGCGGCTAACTAACTGTAGACCATTTACAATCTGGCTATCTGACCACGTTTGTAACACACCATTCTCATCATATATTTTCCAAATAAGCGAAGAGATTGTGTCTGTATCTAAAGCCGGACCCCAGTTTATAGAATAATCTAACTGGTCATCCGGGTCTTTATCCTGCCATTTAAGAGACATTATGCAGCCCTTCTTTGATTACTTGTTTCTTTTGGTTGGACAGTTACTACCCGGTCACGATTATACGCACTCGCTGCTCCTACGGCTACGGAACGTAATATCAAAGCTTCTGGAACAACATGCACTACATGTTTTCTATCGTATGCTGAAGCAACAAATACGGTTACAATTCCGGTTACTGTCACAGTTCCTATGGAAAAAGTGCCTACAACTCCAGTTGGTGTAACACTGTTGCCAACACCCACAGAACCTATGGAGCCAGTACCTGCAACACCTGTTATCGTAACAGTATTACTAATACCTACAGAGCCTATTAAACCTGTAGCTGATACACTGGCTAATGCTTCAGTTGGTTTTTCGTTAACCGTGTTTACAAAACCAGTAGCTGATACTCCGGTTAATACCGTAGTGGCACCTAGTCTTGTTACTACTGTATTTACGGAACCAGTAGCTGATACTCCTGATAGTGTAATACTACTATCTGCTGTTACGCCAACAGTGTTAACAGAACCTGTAGCAGATACTCCTGATAGTGTAATACTACTATCTGCTGTTATAGTAACAGTGTTAACAGAGCCTGTTGCTGATACACTTGCAAGCTTTTCCGTCAAGTTAACTTGTACAGAATTAACTACACCAGTGGCACCTACGCCAGAAGCAATAGTCTCACTAACATCTACTTCAAATCCACCAACTACTACTGGAGCAATTGTTCCTGTAGAAGACACCCCTGTTAGTGTAATACTGCCATCTGCTGTTGTACTGACAGTGTTAACAACACCCGTAGCAGATACGCCGGTTATTGTTACTCTAATACCTGTAGTAGTGTTAACAGTATTGACCGAACCAGTTGCAGAAACCCCTGTCAGTGTGGTGCTATTACCTATACCAACAGTATTGACAGAGCCTGTAGCTGATACGCCTGTTAAAGTAGTAGTGGCATCCGCTGTTGTATTAACTGTGTTAACTACGCCTGTAGCAGAAACACCTGTTAACGTGGTGCTAGTATCCGCTGTTGTACTGACAGTGTTAACTGTGCCTGTAGCAGATACTCCGGTCAGCGTAGTGCTGGCATCCGCTATTGTATTAACTGTGTTAACTGTGCCTGTAGCAGAAACACCTGTTAACGTAATGTTAGCATCTGCTATTGTATTAACTGTGTTAACTGTGCCTGTAGCGGATACACCTGCCAGTGCTTCACTAACATTTTCTGTGACAGAGCCTACAGACCCTGAGGCACCAACTCCAGTGTTTATAGTTACAAAGTATTCGCCATACCGTGCAGTGCCGTAGACACCAGTACCATAATTAGCTTGGTTTAGGGTAACGGACACGGGGGTTTACTTTCTAAGCTATGCGAATTACAGCATTAGATGCGTCAGCAGCAGGAAATTCAATTGTTAAGTCACCGGCAGTAGCAGAAACAGTCCCACCAAAGTCGATAACGGCAATTGCAGAGTTAGAGTTTGCTGTATTGTAGATAATACAACCATCAGTTGATACAGTTACGTTTGAAAATACTTCATCAGTAAAGTCAACGATGGCAGTAGTACCGCTAACTGAAATAGACGCACCGTCTAAGACTTGTCCACCGGCAGAGTAGCCTGTACCTGATGCTTCGTCTGAATTTCCTGTCACGTCTGAATAGTTAGTTGTTGCCGCACCATAGGTTCCTGATGGGGACGCTTTGATGAGAGCAATTTTAAGTGAGTCTGTGTCTAAATCGTGTAAACCACCCAGAAGCTCGGACTTAAAGCTGGTACACATTGCAGTTGTGATTGCCATTTGGTATTCTCCTTATAGGCAGTTTACAAGGAAGTTTCGAAAAACTCCTCAAGGGATATTGAAATATTTACGGAACTATTTGCGC